TTCTTGAGCCATACGTGTGAAAGTCTTGCTTACAACGTCAAGTCTTGAACGAGAAGCGTAGCGCTTATCGAAGCTTAATGCACTGTCGAGAGTATAAGTTGTGAACTTAAGCTCGCTTTGTGAAGGAGCGACTTGGTTAGTAGGAAGACCTCCTGGAACGGATTGACTCCAAACTTGAATGTAATCTTCGTCAGTAATGTCGTGATAAAGATCCAAAGGAATACTTGGGCTCTCATCGCTGTTGAACTGAAGGCTAGTAAACATGTTACTTACTGTAGGAGCTGTGTTAACAACTTCCGCTAAAACTGGACCAATAAATTCAGCCAATGCAGTTTGAGCTTCGTAAGCAACTTCTCTGTTTTTCGAAGCCATAGCTTTGATAAGCTCGACTTGCTCGGGTGTTCTGTCTAAAGTAATTTTCATTTTTTTTAAATTTCCTTTCTTAGAAGCTGATTTTACAGAGAACTTTGTCAGTACCAGATTTAGCCACTACAGATCCAACGGGATCTCCACTAACTTCTGTACTTAATGTTCCGCCGGGTCCAACATAGATTTTTGCTCCAATAGTGATATTGGTTTCGTCAGCAGTTAATCCATCCGAATCGTGATCGTATGCATCAAAAGCTGATGCGCCAAGAAGAACTAACCCTCTTGTCAAAACAGGAACTGTTTGACCAGGAAGAACTGCTTGAGCTTCGTCCAATTTTTGTTTATAATAGAGAAGTTTTTCTCCATTTTCGTCGTAAGCCAAGGTTTCACGTAATGTGATTCCTACGGCTACTTCGCCAGCGTCAGCAGGTTCAACTGTCATACCGTTATAGGGGTATGCATTGTATCCGATGTGCGCACTTGTTGGACTTGCTCCCAAGTAATCTCTAAGATCACCTGAGGTCGCGAGACCGCTATCTGCGTTGTTCATATCACCGGGCAGTTCACCTGTTTTTACTTTGACCACAACACCTGAATCAAATGCCTCTCCTGCAGCAGCGTCAGACTTCGCGTTAGCGATAGTATAAGCGCTGGTGTCGAGAGAGAACAGATTCAAAACGTCATGTTCACTGTAGTCACGGTATGGTAGTATTCTTTTTGCCATAATTTTTTTCTTTTATATATTAGTATGAAATTTTAACTGATTCTTTGAAGGTCTTCGCGAATCGATCACGAAGAGATTCTCCTTCGGAAGAGCTTTCGTTATTGTTAACGATTGCCGCTTCTTCAACTTGAAGATTGTCGAGAGTTTCTTCAACTTCGTCCGAAGATTCTTCATTTTCAGTTTGTGAGGCTTCAGAGACTTCAACCGAATCTTCCTGAGAATCTTCTTCTAAAGTCTCTTCTGTAGCTTGAACGGTCTCGAGACGTTTTTCAACTTCTTGAGTTACGCGATCTTCAAACGCTTTTTGTTCAGCTGCGATAAATTCTTTGTTTTTATGCTTCCAAACTTTTGAAAGTTTTTCTTGATACTCTGAGAAACCTTCTTCGGTTGCATCAAGCGAGGAAAGCTCTGAGGCGACGATTTTAGAATCATCTTCATCTAATTGATAAATCTCATTGAGCATTTCCATGCGTGCATTGAAACGAACTTCAGCTTCACGAGCGGTGTTCTCTTGCTCAAGGGCTTCAAGTTTTTGTTTGGTTGATAAGAGTTGCTCTTCTACTTGATTTACTTTGTCTTGTAAAGAGCTTTGAGCCTGAACAGCTTCTTCTTTTTCAGCTTTAGCTTTTTCAAGGTCGGCAACATACTGTTCGCCTTTTTCTCTGATAGCCTCGATAAACACCTTGGAGATGCTAGCGACGCTTTCTTCAGAAAAATCTTGCTTGCCAAGCTTTTCATCTAAAGCTGCTCGGAATTCGTTAATGAGTTGATCTTTATCCATAATTAAATTATTATTAGGTTCTTTGTTTAATACATCCTCTTTGGATGAATGGGAAATTTTTTTACTTTTTACGATAATCTTCTCGATAGATTCTCGCGGGCTTCGCGATGGGGTCGAATTCTGTTGATCTTCCGCTATAATACCTTGCACATCTGCAGCTGGATTTGAAGTGAACCCAATTCCTAGGGGGTATATATCGCCGACAATAAGCCTATTAACTTTTCTGCCGTCACTCAAGCAACCTTTGCCTCCAAGAGATTTTAAATATGGAGAATAAGCTTCTATTTCTTGAGGGTCTGAGACGATTGAAGATTTATACAGATCGTCGCCACCAACGGCGATTACATAATCATTAAAACCAACTTCCCAACTTGCAGAAACTGTATTATAGTAATCACTAGATTCATCTGTCGAATTGATCGCTAAATCTGCAAATTCCTTACTGGCGGTTTTGTAAATTACTGCTGCTAAAGCTATATTATATGCATTTTCCTCCAAAAGAGCCTCTTCATTCGATAATAAATCTGAGGAATCTCCATATTTTGAAAATCCCGCAGAAACGATATGTCCAACAATTTTATCTCGATTATGCTCGATATTAGTTGGCTTGTGAATAAAGTAATCTTTTACAGCTACTGCAGTTTCGCTATCAATGCCATCTCCGTTTTTATTGAATTTATTCACAACGGCGGCATTAAATGCAATTCCGAGTAGATCGATATTTCTGTCAAGATTAATATCTTCCGGGATTAAAGGTCTAAGGGGCTCGAGTGAAGCCTTGCTGATATTTAAATTTTCAAAATCACTAGATGCGACAATGATATTATCAAAAGTAGTCTTGTATTTATATGGTATATCCATTTCCATAAATGTTACACTTAGTTTATAAACATGGGAGTAAAGGAGTAATTCGCGTTTTCTATCTTGACATTCACTATATCATAATAAAGTTTTATCATCCAATTTCCAAGTACTAGGGCGGAATAGCTATCTTTCCTCGCTTTCTCCGGGCCAGTTTGCCGCTTTAAACTTGGTGGCAAATCGAAGTTTTGCGTACCTCCAGAAGAGGTTGTGATTTGAATTAAAGAGCACTCTGTTTTTGTTAGATTTAACATATCAAATTGATGCTCCACGAAGTCAATCATTTTGGCGCTATTGGTTTGCTTGCCTAAGCTCTGAGAAGTTCTTAAAAAATGTATATCCTGAATTGGTATTTTTTTATTTCTTTGCTCGTTATAAGAGTCATTAATTGCTCTTGACCCGAAGAATATTCTTTTATGATCAAAATTAGCTTGAAGTAATTCATTTGCTCGGCGTATCCATTGACTGGTCGGTTTACGTAAATAACAAATCGTATTATTCTCCAGGTTGTATTCTTTTTTTCCCTCCTTTAATTTGTCTTGATAATTTTCTATATCGTCAAAATTTGTATTCAAGCATTTTATATTTATTTTATTTTCCTTGAATAAACTACTCTCATTTGCAGCATTTATAAATTGAACTCCACCATTATAATCGCCAATAATAGATACAATATTAAAATGTTTTAACAAATAATAAAAATAATAAATATGTTGTTTTAAATTTGCTCCACTTAATGCATAACTGTGGACAACGACTCCAATCTTTTTTTCATCATCTAATCTCAAGATCATCATCGCGAAATCATCACTACTTTCACTTTCAGCCCAACTTGGATCGAAAGCTAAAATGTATTTAGCCCCAGGGTCTCCAGCAACCTCTATACTTGGCGATTCTCCGTCTGGCAAAGTGCAGGTTGCCATTTTCGATGTTTTGAAATAGCCGCTACTATCATCGGTAAATATCGAATTAAACTCTCGGTCAAATTGACTCTGACTCATGGTCGATTTAGCTTGCTCTAAAAGATTCTTATCATACAATTGCTTTGGGGCGCAGTCATAACTAAATTGCATAATTATTCTATGAGCATCCGACTCCTTGTCTCCTCCTACTTTAATCAAATTTTCGAATTGCTCGTAAGCTTTGTACATGTATTCAAATTTATAACTTGCAGAAGAAAGAGCTATAAGTTTATTATTAGGCCAAATATGCCTTTCACTTTCTTGCATTTCGCCCTTTGTGATCAATTCTGTTTCTAAATTATAAAGCTCTTCCCTTTGGGTTGGGTTCTCAACAACACTCAAGAACGGAATAATAACCTCATTATAAATTCTTTCTGGCATCAAAGCAAACTCATCAATAATGATTCTATGAAATCGAAATCCACGAAGTTTTTCACCATCACCAAGAGGTAAAGCTCGAATTCTACTAGAGCCTATTTCAAGCAACCATTCGTCGTTGCTTTTTGATTTATGAGTGATACATTGAGATAAGTATAACGCACCAGGCTTTGAAGCAATATCCTCGATCTTTTTGAATATCATTTTTGCCTGCCTAAATGACTTTGAGAGAATACCAATTTCAACACCTTGATTTAAAATAGCATCCATATAAGCATAAATCGCGGTAGTAAAAGATTTACTCATCCCACGACTCCAAACCCCCATAAAATAATCCGTCTCGAACATGGCCTTGATAGCCATATGCTGAAAGGGGAACAATTTTACTCCGCTGATCAAATCTGCAGAAAATGTTATATTTTCTCTTAGAAACTGGTATAATAAAAGCTTAGCTTCCTTCTCTTCTATAAACCCCTCTTTCTTTAAAAGTTCCTCATTAAAATCGCTTTCAGATTTTCTAGATATTTGTTTTCCTGGTTCCCAGCTCATTATATAAGTTTATTGTCGATGTAATATTGTAAATCAACTTTCCATAATTTTTTACCTAATGTTAAAATTTTTGGAATTAATTCTTCTGATTGCTCCCTACTTCCGGTAAAAATGAATTGACAGTGACCTGCAAATTCGTGCGCAAGAACTCTCATATTGTGATATATATATTTTAAATTTGAGCGGTGCGGCGACCATTTATTGTTTTTATCTATTTGGAATAAATCACTTTCTGTAACTACAAATAAATAACTGTCCATATCTCTTGCTCTTTGCAACTCGGCTTTAAATCTTTGATAATTATTTTTACTTAAAGTTGACTTAAAATCTTGCTCTCCTTTTCGATCTACATATGTATAATCATAATCATCTCCACCAACCGCATAATCCCCAAAATCTAACTTTAATGATTTAGAATTTTTAAAATATAAAGGTTGCTGTTCTCGGGTGTCAATGAATATTTCTAAATTTGATTTAACTTCATTTTTCCACTCAGCGGGCAACCTACAATCAAACATAGGCTCGACCCCAGCTTCTTGGCATGCCTGAGTGTACGATCCGAAATGTTTTTGGTAAATGTCTACTCCTGGAAAATCATTGACAACTAATTCCAAATGAAATGGTGCAAATTTTAATTCTTTATGCTTAATTCTTTTTTTAAGCATATTAAGAATATATTCTCTCACTGTATTACAATCTTCTTGTTCGCACCATTGAAGTAATTGCTTCCTGTAGCTAAAATCTTTACTAAAATATTGTTCTTTTGTCTTGAACGGTAGAGGTTCTTCTGTCAATAAATTATATCGAGGATAATATTTCACATAATATTCCGCAAGAGTAATCTTGTGAGACTTCAAATGAAAATGTAATTCTTTTTCGGTCTCGAATTTTTTTGAACATATTTTGCAAGCGATCATAATTCGAAATCATAAACTTTTAACCAATCCTCATCGAATGTTCTTCTTTCTCCAAGCAGCTTCATTCTTTGCAATGCCCAAAACACTTTCACAAATACATTTGGAATATTCAATTTAATACCATAACTATTCTCAACTTCAGGTTTTTCAGAATAAAGTTTTCTATATAAAACTTGAGTGCACACATCCTTCATAATGCAATTTTTAATTCTCACACCCCTAACCCTTGGTCGATCTACGTCATCATAATCTGTCCAATTACCTAAATCAATGCAAGCTCCATTCCACCAATTTTTAAACGCCCCAGTAAATTTGCAATTCGTAAAACTTATATTTCTTGCGCCCCCTTTGCACGTTATGTGTTGTCGAGAATTTTGGGATATAAAATGGCAATTTTTGAAAGATATATTTTCTCCGCGCACAATATCAACGCAATCTTCATAACCACCTAGGAATTCGCAATCTTGCACCTCCACATCTCGACAAAAAGAAAGCTTTAGCGCTTCAGAAACTCCTGTGCCATCAATAAAGCACGATCTAATGATCAACTTAAACCTTTCCTGACCGGGCCTCCACCCAAACCCGAGTGCGCTTTTATCTATGAATTTAGATTCTTGTTTTTCTGTAGATGTGGGCTTGAAATATTGTTTTTCTATGGTTATTGTTTTCATAGAATTTATATTGCATCTTCTTTAGATATTCCCAAAACTCTAGCTTTCCAGTCTGGCATAGATTCAAGTTTATCAGCTTCATCCTTTGCGGCTTTTTTCTGCAGCTGAGCGATTTTAATCATGACCTTTCGCTCCTCCTCCTCTTGAAATAGCTGCACGAGAGAAAGAATGCTTGCATTTTGTTTGTGTTGAGAAGACACCCTTTTCGAACGGTCTCCCTGTAATTTTTGAATTAAAGATTCCATTCTTTTTTCGCATTGATTGTATTCTTCGCTTTTTGTTTTCAAAAGTTCGGCCAGGCGAACAGTTAAATCCTGTTGATCTTCGGCGTCGTCAAACATTCTATTTAGTTTATTGATCGCTCCTTGGATGTTTTTTAAGTGAATATAATCCATGCAGACATTAATATATAAATTAATTTCATCATTACTTAAATCAGGCTTATCCCATGTTGCCCGAACAAATTCTGCTTCAAATAGATCTCTATCTTCTGAGCTATCGTAATTATTAATAATTTGAATAAATCTCGGTGAAGCTAGAAAAGTCGCCAAAGCCTCAATGCTTTTTCTCTCCATCATTGATAATTTATTTTCATTTATCGTTTTTTGGCAACAATCATTAATTTTTTTAATTATTTTGCTTTCTGCTTTAGGCGGTGAATACTTTTTGTGCACAGCGTCTTCGATGGACGGTACCTTTATTTCTTGAGATGCATCTACAAATTGAAAAACAGCAAGATATTCTTTACTTACTTTAGTTACCCTCACTTCTGGGAATAGTATGGTTGCAATCTGCGCGCAATTCATACCGTCTTTTATCGATTGGGTGG